TGATCACTAGTATTGACTGGAGTCATATCAACACCTGACTGAGGTCGTAGATTGTTCATAGTACAATCTACTAAAACTATATCATCTTTATAACAACAACTGCTATTAAATATAAGTGACACTGCATTTTTAGGAAACGCGGCCAAAACCTCTAAAACTGGAAAATTTCCCATAAAGTCATGAACAAATAGTCCCACGCCTTTATCACCTATAGGTAGACTTACTATCATAAGTCTCAGTTCACACACCCATACTACGTTGTTTTGTATGGACGTTCTATTGTGTATGAACATCCGCGTGGACACAAGCGCTACGCTTGTGAGTTTGATGTTTTTAAATAATCATATGAGCAAGGACGATATGCTCATAAAATTTAAAGAGTCTAAAAATAAATAAAAATTTCTCTTTGTCTGTAAGACCGTGTACATTAGTACAATCAAATGGATCCATTTTTCAATAAAATTGAAGCAAAGGACTAGCAAAACTAGTAGGACCACTTCCTTTGTCGCTCTAATTAGTTTGTTACCTATATATCTTGATTTATATAAATCAATAGTTATTATAATACCCTGTGAGAGTATTACAAAATATATTCTAAAATATAACACAAACCAACATAACATAATCCAAATTATACGAATAGCTAAGTACGGATCCCCCGGCGGTGTACCGTTATTGTGTATTTTTGAAACTGACATAATATTTTCATATTCTGACACTTCATTAAATAAACACAATCCACTTTGGGGAGCGAAGCATTCTTCATAAGAAAAACACTTACTCGAACTTTTCATATATCGTATAACTAAATCATCATAAGTAGGAAAAGTTTCTTTATTTACATAATCATCCCACCCAAGTTTTGAAATCAAACCAATCAATATTGGTCTCTTCTCTTCAAAAACTTGTTTCCCATAGAAAAAATATTCCTGTAGTGCTGTGCATAAAACAGACACTCCCTGATATTCCTCAGTTACTGCTTTAGATTTTACCCAAACCATAAGCATCTTTTCTATGGAATCATGATCTAATGGACCTAATCGACACTTCATATCATTATCATATCTCCATGTTCGCTTTAAAAATGATGCATTATCAATATGTATGAAAGGTACACTCTCTGCTTCTTTATCTGCCATGGTATAAATAATACCAATATCAGCAAATGTTTTAGCAATAGACGTATGGTTGAACCAATTGCACTCTGTGTGTACCGACATAATATTATCATCACCATATGTCATCAAGGCCACTTTGTCACCGAAGGACAAAACTTCAGCCTTTGGATTTTGGATATAATAATTGTATCGCATTCTCAATGAATTCACTATACTGTTCAAGATAACAGTTAGTGGATTCCCAGATGGGTTGGATCCAAAAAGTTGAATCAAATCACCATTAAAATCAACTACAGCAAAAGCTGTATCTTCGGCTATACCCCGAATCACTTTAATATCATCCTCTGTATAATTGCCTGATAATTTACAGAAATATATAATAACATCAAAAGCCGCCAAAATTTCCTTTGGGCTCATCTTTTTATCATATGCCTTGTAATCACCAGCAACAATTCTATCAACACCATGTTGAATAATATAATCATAAATTTCTTGCCACTCAAGAGATTGAGCCACTGTACCAGGTGCAGCTTCAAAAGCAAATCTTTCATTTTGTAATAATCTACAGAATGAAAGTAAGTACTTACGAACTACCACACACCAATCAAAAGGGGCTCCTGTAAACACTCTAGTTTTCTTTGCTTTAGCTTTACTAAAAGTAACAGGTTCATCTTTTAAATG